CAGGGAGCGCATTTTATAATTACCGTCATCACCATTTCCACGACCTTTGACCATTGGGTTGTATCCCATGTGTCGTTCGTAGGTGTGGCAGAGTGCGTCACGGTAACCTTTATTGGCGCCGTTGTTAATGCTGCTCGTGGTACGCCAGCCGGACCAAAGGCCTTGTAGCACGCGGTGGAATTTACCATCATCAGCAACTTCACGGACGTACATATTGTCAAGAGCTTCTACCAGCCAATCACACAAATTAACGATATGGCCGGCATAGTTAGTGCCACCCCAGGGTCCTGGACCGGCGTGTCGTTCGGCAGGTGCTCGGAAGCATCGCAGCCAAAATTGTGACATGTCGTATATTGTGTGTAAAAAATTAAAATCGGCGTAATCGGATGCAAGGGTAACTTCACCTTTACCTGCACGGAGGCGGGTCTCTTCGTGATCCTTAATTATTTCAGTGGGATCACTCTCGAGAGAGAAGTATTCATCCGATTTATATATAGATCGTTCGAAGTAGAACATTATTTGGCTTTCCATAAACCAGTGGTATATAGGTCCTGGTATAATCTGACGTAGACGTAGGCCAGCTTCGATTTTTGATTGGGCATTTGTGAACATAACGGCAGGTTTCGCCAGACAATCAATGAAAAAGCTAGTAGGCATACGATTTAGCCATTCTCTTTTATGTAAGTTTTGGGTGGCAATATCATATTCCGAAAAGTCATATTTGCCTTGGTTTATGGACCCACGCGGTGCCATAGAGATGGTGTGTGCGTGTAGTTCGGATGGAGTGGTATCTTTTCTTTTTGCAATGGTCGGTTCTATGTGTGAGGCGATTCGATCCCAGGAAAGGTTGACCTGCTCTCGCCAATAGTTTTGCTGCTGGTCTTTAGTTTGTGGGTGGTCTGTGACTAGGGTATGGGGACGGGGGGCCCCTGATCTTTTTTCCACGTAGCCGTCTTCCTGAGCGATTAGGTCATCCTGTGCCCGTCCGCATAGTAGGTTAAGGTACATTAGGTCATATGGTTCCGGGTTGATGCTCGAAAGTGTTCTACCACTGTCATCCAGCCATGCGGGTATGGGTAAGTCGCGAATAGGGCTGGGAAGGTCCTGTGTTCGGCGGGCTACGTTGTGTATGGACTTAGTCAGCTTGGTGAAGTATTTG